CACAATGTTGCTGGTGCAGCTACTTTGACTTTACCTGCGATTAATTCATCTGCAGACTCAGGTGTTGCAGGTCCAGGTAATGATCCAAACTCAGCAAACAATTTAGGTGCTTCTTTTGAGATATATATTGGAGCAGATAAATCTGGTGACTTTGTTTTACAAGTTGCTAATGCTAGTGACACTATGACTGGTAATGCGCTTATTGTTGATACTGACAGTAGTGATAATGGTGAGGGTTTTATGACTGCAGCCGCATCTGATACTGTTACTTTAAACGGTAGCACAACAGGTGGAAAAGCAGGATCAATCATAACTTGCAAAGCTATTGGCGAAAACAGATGGGGTGTACAAGTAACATCTGGAGGAACTGGTAACTTAGCTACACCTTTTAGTGCAGCAGTAAGTTAATAATTAATTTAGTGTGGGGCTTAGGCCCCACATTTAATTTTAAGGAGAAAAAAATGGCAAGTAAAGGTGATGTAAAATCAGTAAGAGTTACAGCTACTGGAGCAGTATTTGCAGGAAGAACAAGATTAAGAGGAATTATTCTTGCTTCTGACGCAGGCGGAGCCGGGACTATAATTCTTCAAGACAACACAGACAGCACAACTTTGTTTCAAGCAGACGTTCCTAACGGAGATGTTTTTTCAATGAACATTCCTGAAGATGGAATTTTATTTCCAGGTGGAATGAAAGTCTCTACAATTACAAACATAGATGCAGCTACTTTATTGATTGATAAATAGGAGGTTAGATGGCTAACACAACTTCTGGAACAACTACTTTTGATAAAAATTTTGCTATCGATGAAGTAATAGAAGAGGCCTACGAAAGAATTGGTCTACAAGGTGTTTCAGGTTATCAATTAAAAACAGCTAGAAGATCTTTAAATATATTATTTCAAGAGTGGGGAAATAGAGGACTTCACTATTGGCAAATAGCTAATAACGATATTACTTTGGTAGATGGTCAAGCAGTATATACAATGTTTAGATCTTCTTCAGACGGAACCTCTGATGCCACCGCTGTTTTTGGTGTGGATGATGTATTAGAAGCTTCTTTTAGAAATTCTGATAATATAGATTTTCCTTTAACAAAAATTAACAGATCTAATTATCAAGCTCTTTCAAATAAATCTTCAAAAGGTATACCCACACAATATTATGTTCAAAGATTTATAGATAAAGTAACAATAACTTTATACTTAACACCTGGAAGTGATGAAGCAGGAAAAAAATTAAATTATTATTATGTTAAAAGAATTCAAGACGTGGGTGATTACACAAATGCAACAGACGTTCCTTATAGATTTGTGCCGTGCATGGTTTCTGGTTTAGCTTTTTATTTAGCACAAAAATATGCTCCAGATAGAATACAAGCTATGAAATTATATTACGAAGACGAATTACAAAGAGCATTATCAGAAGATGGATCATCTTCTAGTTCTTTTATAACACCTAAAACTTATTACCCGAGTATATAATGGCAAAATTATCTAGTGGAAAATATGCAAAATTTATCTCAGATAGATCTGGTATGGAGTTTCCATACAATGAAATGGTTAAAGAATGGAATGGATCAAAAGTTCATGTATCAGAGTTTGAACCAAAACAACCACAATTAGAGCCAACTAGATATTCTGGAGATTCACAAGCTTTAAAAGACGCAAGACCTGCAAGAACAGAGCCTGCAACGCAAAATTTATTACCACCAAACCCATTTAGTTTAGTATCGGGATCTGCAAACGTAACAGTTACAGAACCTAGCCACGGTAGGTCTAATAGTGATACTGTTAGATTTAGAAATGTAAATGGCAGCCCTGGAGGTTTAGCTTTTACAGTATTTGAAAATTCATCGGGATTTAGTATAAGTAGTGTAACAACCGATACTTACGTGTTTGATTGTGGATCAAACGCAACAGTAACAGAAACATCAGGAGGATTGACAGTAACTGCAGGCCCAGTTACACAATTAGCATAATGGCAGGATTAAGTGCATCAGGATTAAAAACACAAATTAAAAGTTATACTGAAACAGATTCTAACGTTTTAACAGACGCTGTTTTAGAAAATATTATATTAAATGCACAATATAGAATATTTAGAGATGTTCCTATCGATGCTGATAGAAAACAACAAATAGGTAATTTAGTTACAGGACAAGAAACAATTAATGCTCCTGCAGGTGCAGTTTTTATCAGAGGAATACAGGTTTATGATTCAACATCAGCTACGACTGGTGCTAATGTTTGGTTAGAAAAAAAAGATGTCACATATCTTCAAGAGTATATTTCTTCAACTGAATCTGCTAAAAGAGGTCAACCTAAATATTATGCCATGTTTGGTGGTGCCACAGGAGAATCTGACACTACCTCTGGCAGAATGATGTTTGCCCCTGTTCCTGACACAACCTATAAATTTAGAGTTCACTATAACGCAATGCCTGCTCTATTAGAGAATAATGACACTAATTATATTAGTCTTAACTTTCCAAACGGCTTATTATATTGTTGTTTGGCTGAGACTTATAGTTTTTTAAAAGGCCCTGCAGATATGTTGACTTTGTATGAAAATAAGTATAAACAAGAGGTAGAGAAGTTTGCTAGTGAGCAAATTGGAAGACGAAGAAGAGATGATTATACTGATGGTACAATAAGAATACCTCTACCTTCTCGTAATCCATAACTAAGGAGAATAAATTATGGCAATAACATCGGCAATTTGTAATAGTTTCAAACAAGAGCTTTTACAAGGTATACACAATTTCACAGCATCGTCTGGTGATACTTTTAACTTAGCTTTATTCACAAGCAGCGCTACTTTAAACGCTAGCACAACAGCATTTGCTACAAACCCTGGAGGGGGTTCTAACACTGAAGTGTCAGGATCTGGATACACTACAAAAGGAAATGCTCTTACAAGCGTAACTCCAACTCTAGATTCATCAACAGCTGTTTGTGATTTTGCAGACACAAGTTTTACTTCTGCATCTTTCACAGCAAGAGGTTGTATGATTTTTAATGACGACGCAACAGGTGATCCAGCAGTTTGTGTAATTGATTTTGGATCAGATAAAACTGTAACAAGCGGAACTTTCACAATTCAATTTCCAGCAGCAGACGCATCAAACGCTATTATAAGAATAGCATAAGGAGGAACTCCTTATGTCAACTACCTGGGGACAAAATTCTTGGGGTGATAACTCATGGCAGTCTAATACTGTAACCATAGCAACTACAGGATTTTCTACTACTTCTTCAGTTGGAAGTGGTACAAACATGGGTGTGCCTCAACAAGGTTGGGGCGGTAAGGCTTATGGTCAAAACGAGTATGGTGAACTTTCAGATAATACTGTATCATTAACTGGTTTTGGATTAACAACTTCTTTAAATTCAGATGGATTATTATCATTTCAATCAAATGGTTGGGGTAGAAACGCTTGGAACGTTGGTCCTTTTGGAGAAAGTTTTAATCCTGTAATAACTTTAACTGGATTTGGTTTAACCACATCTGTCGGTGATGGAACTAATATGGGTGTTCCTCAAACAGGATGGGGTGGAAGAACTTGGAGCACCGGTGAGTGGGGAGCTGTTAATGATAACAGTGTTGAAGTCACAGGTTTAGAATTATCTACAACCGTTGGTACAGTAGAAGCGTACAACGAAGTTGGTTGGGGTCGTGATGGTTGGGGTGAGGAAGCATATGGTGAATCAAATGATGCTCATGCAACATTAACAGGTTTTGAATTAAAGTCGACTTTAGGTAATAGTACTTGGGGTGCTAAAGCTTGGAATAATAACGCTTTTGGTACATTTACTCTTGACATAGATGATTTATCACTTGGTATTACGTCTCCTGGTGCATCAACCTCATCTATTGGAACAGCGACCATGCGTGGTGATGTTCCTGATTTAGTTCCAACAGGTCAATCAGCAACCACATCACAAGGATCACTATCTCCTGCAGATGTGATGGGGCCAACAGGACAATCAGCAACAGCTTCCGTTGGAGCTTTATCTCCTGCAGATGTGATGGGTGTATCTGGAGTTGGTGCAACAACAGCAATAGGTGATGTGGCTATCACCACAAATCCTATAATTATTCCTACAAGTTTATCTATGACGTCTGCACAAGGAGCACTATCTCCTGCGGATGTAATGGGAGTGACAGGTCAATCAGCAACAACTTCCGTCGGCTCTCCATCACTTAAAATTGATGTTACATTTACGCTAGGAGGATTATCTACAACATCTTCTTTAGCTGCATTTGGAACTTCTACAGGCTTTGGAATTCAAGCATATCAAGCAGTTGACACAGGTTCAAATTCATCATATACAGATGTTGCAACTGGATCAAATACAAGTTATAGTAATGTTGCATAGGAGAAAAATATGGCATCAACATTTAGCCCTTTGGGTATAGAACTTCAAGCAACCGGTGAAAATGCTGGTACATGGGGAACAAAAACTAATACTAATTTAAGCATTATTGAACAAATATCTGGCGGATTTACTACGCAAGCTGTTACAGATTCAGGAACACCAACTGCTCTTTCTGTATCAGATGGATCAACTGGAGCGACTCTTGCTCACAGAGTTATAGAATTTACTGGCTCTCTATCTGCAGGCAGAGAAGTAACTATCCCTCTTGATGTACAAAATTTTTACATTTTAAAAAATGCAACATCTGGTGGTCAAACTGTAACTTTTAAATATGTTAGCGGTAGTGGTGACACGGCAGTTGTTCCAAACGGAAAAACTGTAATTGCTTATGCTAAAGCGGATGACGGTACTAACCCTAATATTGTTATGGTTGAGTTTGGTGGAGATGTTGTTGATGATACTTCACCTCAACTAGGTGGTGATTTAGATACTAACAGTTTTAATATAGCTTTTGATGATGCACATGGAATTAATGATGAAAACGGAAATCAACAAATTATTTTTCAAACAACTGGTTCTGCTGTAAACCAGATTGACGTTACTAACGCTGCAACAGGTAATGCACCAAGCATTTCTGCTACAGGTGATGATACAAACGTCAGTTTAAATTTAGTTGCAAAAGGAACCGGATCTGTTCAATCAAATGGATCAGCAGTTAAAGTTGCAGGTAAAGAAAGTATTTGGGTTCCTGCAGTTGCCATGTATCCTAACACTACAAATGGTGCTGGAGCTCTTACTCAAACAGAATTAGGAAATGGACCAGAAATTAAGGCGTTGCCTTTTGACAAAACTTCTGACGAGTTTGCACAATTTGCAATTGCTTTTCCTAAATCATGGAACGAAGGGACAGTAACCTTTCAAGCATTTTTCACAGCAGACTCAACAGATACTGGTACTGCAAAATTTACATTAGCTGGTGTAGCATTAGCAGACAACGATAGTCTTAATACTGCTTTTGGAACAGCAGTTGGACCATCTGCAAAAGCACACAGTGGAACAGCAAACGATTTAGACGTCACAGCAGAAAGTGGAGCAGTTACAATAGCTGGTTCACCTTCAGTAGATGAATATGTTTTCTTCGAAGTATCTAGAGACGTGTCAGAGGATGATCTAGATGCTGATGCAAAACTTCTTGGAATTAAATTATTCTTTACTACTGACGCTGCTAACGACGCGTAATAAAAGGAGTATAGAGTATGTCATCATTCGGATATAGAATCCTAGGTCTAGGAGGCGGAGCTGGAGGACCACCATATCAAATAGATCACCTTACAATAGGTGGAGGTGGAACTGGCGGAGGAGCTTTCGGAGGCGGAGGCGGCGGAGCTGGAGGCTTCAGATCTGGAAACTTCATAGCAAATTCAAACACAGTGCTTACAATCACAGTAGGCGGAGCTGGTGGAAGTAGTTCTATCGCAGGAACTAATGTGACTACAGTAACTAGTGATGGTGGTGGTAGTGGAGGCCCAGGAGGAAACTCAAGTCCTGAAGGTCGTCCAGGTGCTTCTGGTGGTGGTTCTGGAGATGCAGGATCAAACCAAAGAGCCGGAGGTGCTGGAATACCAGGTCAAGGAAATAATGGAGGAAGTGCTAACCCAGGAAACACTGGTGGCGGAGGCGGTGCTGGAGGCACTGGCGGAAACGCTCCAGGTGGAAACGGAGGAAGTGGTTCTTCAAGTTCTATAACAGGTTCATCTATCATATACGCAGGTGGCGGTGGAGGTGCTCCAGGTAAATCTGGAGGTTCTGGCGGCGGAGGAGATGGTTTCTCTTCTGGTGACGGATCTACATCCCCAAGAGCTGGCACAGACGGTAAAGGTGGCGGCGGAGGCGGAGGAAAATTTCCCGCTTCTCCTTCAAGTGGTCAAGGTGGAGATGGTACAGTTGTTCTATCTGTTCCAACTGCTAACTTTACTGGAAACACTACGGGCTCACCTACAGTTTCTACATCTGGATCTAACACGATCATGGTATTTACTTCTACAGGGACGTATACAACGTAATGAAAAGATTTGCTAAATTAGATGAAAACAATGTTATGGTTGACTTAATTGTTGTTGGCGAAAGTGATGCTCCAACAGAGGAAGAGGGAGCTAAGTACATAAATCATTGTCAAAGAACTTCTGGCGTAGTTTGGGTTGAAGCTACTAATGAAGTTACACCTGGATCTACTTACGACTTTTCAACTAAAAAATTTACCCCTGTACAACCCGCACCTAGCTGGACATATGTAGCGGGGTCTGGAATAATTGGTGAGTGGCAGCCACCTGTACCTTATCCAGATGATGGTGGTAGTTATCAATGGGATGAAAGCGTTTACCAAGCAGATAATACAGCTGGTTGGGTATCCTAAGATTTAAATAATTTTTTAAATAAATTTTTTATACGTCCTATTAAAGACTTATTTTCAAAGTATTCTATACACTCTGCTATCGTTTGTTGACGTATATATTCTTCTCGTATCTCTTGTGATGAAGGCTTTTCATTATGCCAACGTTCTAAGGTATAATTACCCTCCCAAGCTTTTAACTCATACTCAGTGTTTCTAATTAAAGAATCCATGACAGTGTTCACTCCCCATGAAAAACCGTTTTCGTTTGTATATTTTTCAATAACTTGTTTTGTTGTATATTTTGATTGCATTATATTATCTCCAGTTCTGATATTTTTTTTCTATCTCCTAACACTCCTTTTACAAAAGAATTAAAAGCCAGACTAATTCTAAGATTATCTCCTTTTTTAACATCTACTTTATGAGTTAGTTCTGAAGGAAATAATAAAAGATCTCCTGAAGTAACAGGATACCACCAACTTTCAGAGTTGTAGAGATTCCAATTTTTTGTTTCGGGTTTAATTCTTTTATAACAATTATTAAAAAATCTAATCATGTCGTTTTCAGGATTAGCGTTTACATAAAGCACACCAGATATCATACTATTAGGATGTTCATGTATGTGATGATATTCGTCTGTTCTTGTAAAATTTAACCAAGACTGAGTTATGTAAGGTTTTACGTTTTTCCACTGCGTGATAACTTTGTTATACTCTAATAAGTGTGTAAATAACTCTTTTTTTAATTTTTTAAAAACAGGTTTTTCTAAAATGTATGAATCATCTGAAATATAATTACTCTCGTTTTGATGGATACTTTTATTTATCTTATCCATGGCTTTCATCTCTGTTTTACTAAATTCTCTACCTAAAGAAGTTATATAAATAGGTGTTGGAAAAATAGCATCAATTTTGTATTTCATATTTCTAACATAAATATATACTTGAAAATAAATAAAAATCAAGTATATAGGATTTTATGAAAGATAAAATTAAATGATCAAAGTAGTAGATAATTTTCTATCAGATAACGAGTTTTTTAAAATACAAAATATTATCTGTGGTAATAGTTTTCCGTTTTATTATAATGACCAAATAACAGATGAAAATGACCCCATAGATTATTATTATTTCATACACTTATTTTTTATTAACAATTCACCAAATAGTAATTATTTTAATTTATGGGAGTCTTTTTTAGAAAAGATAGAGTGCAAAGCCCTAATTAGAATAAAAGGTAATATGTATACAGGTGGTAGAAAGAAAATAATACATAGACCACATAAAGATTATGATTATCCACACAAAGGTTGTTTGTTTTATATAAACGACAATAATGGGGCAACATATTTTAAGAATAAAAAAATATTACCGAAAGCAAACAGAGCCGTGTTTTTTAACCCACATGAACCACACTCTAGTTCTATTTGCACTGATCAAAAAAGAAGAATAACAATTAACTTTAATTATTTTTAATATGAAAAAAAAATTAGAAGATTATGTTTTAACAGCTCAATCCGCATTACCTATTAAATTGTGTAATGACACAATAAAAGAAATAAATAAAAATAAAAAAAATTGGTCAACTCATAAATGGCACAACAGAAAAAATGAAGAGGTTGTTTCTCTCAGTGGTAACAAAGAATTAGATAATCTTTATATGAGATCAAATAACTCTCAAGAAATAATGAGACTTTTATGGCACGTAATTCATGGTTATACAAAACATTTAGACTTTCCTTGGTTTCAAGAATGGACTGGGTATACCGAAGTTAGATTTAATATTTACAAAAAAAATAAACAAATGTCTGATCACTGTGATCACATTGCATCTATATTTGATGGTCAAAGAAAAGGTGTTCCTATACTTAGTTGTGTTGGTGCATTAAATGATAATTTTGAAGGTGGAGAGTTTATGATGTTTGATGATATGACATTTAAATTAAAACAAGGTGACGTGTTAGTTTTTCCATCTAATTTTTTATATCCTCACAGAGTAAACCCTGTAAAGAAAGGAGCCAGATATTCTTTTATTTCATGGGTTTGGTAATTACAAAAATAAAAGAACATTCAACTATTAAAAAAATGATTCTAGATGAAATACATAAAACAAAACAAGGTAACTATAAAAATATTACTTCTACTGATTGGCAAACTCCATCTAATATTGAAAGAACATATTTTACAAAACATATAAAAGACATAATAAATAAATATTATACTAGAATAGCGGAACAATTGGGATTAAAAGATTTTAATCTTACAAAATTAATTACACATAATTGGTGGTTTCAGATTTATGATAAATACTCTACGCATGGTTGGCACACTCATGCTGGTTCACATTTTACAAACGTTTATTTTATAGAGTTACCAGACTCAACATGTGCTACAGAAATAAAAGGACACAGTAATTTAAATATAGAAGAGGGAGATTTAATTACATTTCCTGCATATTGGCCTCACAGATCTCCTATTAATACAACGAATAAAAGAAAAACAATAATATCTTTTAATACATCGTATGAATATTGAACATTTATTTCCAACAACAATAGGCTATGAGTTTTGTCCTTTTCATAATAACATAGAAAAAAAATTAGTTGATCACTGTAATTCTTTTTCTAATAGATATAATAATAAAGACTCATTTTTAAATAATGGTCAATTATTTACCACATTTGAAAAACATAATTTATTACAAGATAAAAAGTTTGATAAACTTAATATGTGGGTTGTTGACAAAATTAAAGAATATATGAAACAGACAACGATGCTATATAATATGAAATTTGAAGGCGAGGCATTTTTTAATATATATAACAAACATGATTATCAAGAAGCACACAATCATTTTGGTTTTGTAATATCCTGTATTTATTTTCTAAAGGCTAATAATAAAGCTAGCAAAGTATTTTTTAGACCACATGTTTTTGATAATATTAAATATGATAATTTTACTTACTCACCTAGCACACCTGTTTTTTATGAAGCACAGCCAGGTAAGTTATTAATATTTAGAAGCTACATTGATCATTTTGTAGAACAACATTTAGATGAGGAACAAAGAATATCCTTAGCTTATAATTTTAGATAGGAGAGAAATATGGAAGAAACAAGAGCTGTACTACCTGTGTTTTCAAAGGTAATTTACATAAATAAAATAAAACTTAATCATAAAAAAATAAATACCTTAATAGGTAAAAAATTTGTAAAGGCAGGACATCGAATACCTGAAGACCCTAAAAATATATCTAGCTTTAGTGAAAGTAAAAACATTTTAAATTTATCTAAGTTTAAAGATTTAAAAAAACAAATCATGGATGAGTTATATTTTTATACAGAAAATGTTTTAAGATATAAACATAAATTTACCATGACAACATCTTGGTTTACTAAAACAGAAAAGAACGAAGAGTCTGGTTTTCATAACCATAGAAATGCATATATTAGTTGTATATTATATATAGATGTTAATGATAAAGCAGGAATGTTAAGTTTTATTGATTATAACGTTAATAAGATGTTTCAGCTAACTCCAATTGAATATAATAATTTTAATTCTGAAACTATTAGAATAAAGCCAGAAAATAATATGATAATATTTTTTCCTAGTGAGATGTATCATAAGGTGTGTTTACATGAGTCTAATGTTCCTAGAATATCTTTAGCTTGTAATTTTATACCAATAGGGGATATTTCTGATCCCAGTAGTGATAGTTTTGTTCATTTGACCATTAAATAATTCGTTTATTTTTAGAGTAGATTTGATATACAAGGTATTATGCTACAAAAAATAGGTTTTCAACCCGGTATAAACAAACAAATCACACCCACAGGAGCAGAAGGTCAGTGGATTGATTGCGATAATGTTAGATTTAGATATGGCATTCCTGAGAAAATTGGAGGTTGGAATCAACTAGGACAATTAAATTCAAATGAGTTAACCGGTGCAGGGAGAGGCTTACATCACTATGTAAATAGTGAGGGCAGAAGATATGCCATAGTTGGAACAAATAGAATATTATATGCTTTTTCTGGTAACGTATTTTATGACATACACCCTATAAAAACTACCACTACTTTAACAAGTGCTTTTAGCACAACCAATGGATCACCAACGGTAACCATAACTTTTCCCACGGCTCACAATATAAACCCTCAAGATATAATATTGTTAGATAATTTTTCTACCATTACAGGGTCTAATTTTGCAGCTTCTGATTTTGATGATAAAAAATTTATGGTGACATCTGTTCCTAGTGGAACAACCCTAACAATAACCATGCCATCAAATGAATCTGGATCAGGTGCTACCACGTCTGGAGGCATTAGAGTTCAACATTATTTTCCAGTTGGATCTGCTGTACAAGAAAAAGGTTTTGGTTGGGGTTTAGGAACGTATGGAGGTGTAGACACAGGAGCCGTAACCACTACTTTAAATGGGGCTATAAATTCGTCTACCACAACAATAGTTTTAACAGACGCATCTCAGTTTCCAAGCACGGGAACTAATTTTGTTTTAATAGGAACTGAAATGATTCAGTATACTGGTATTAACAGTAACACTTTAACCGGTGTAACAAGAGGCACCAGAGGCACAACAGCTGCATCTCACAGCGACGGTGTAACTGTTACAAGTGCTACGGGTTATGGTGCGTGGAACGAACAAACTCAAGAGGGTCTAGCTTTAGATCCCGGTATGTGGTCTATTGATAATTTTGGAGATAAAGCAATTTGTTTAATTCATGATGGTGAAGTTTTTGAATGGGATTCTAGTTTAGGAAATGCAACAGAAACAAGAGCCACAATTATAACTGGTGCACCAACTGCATCAAGACACATGGTTGTATCAACACCAGACAGGCACTTAGTTTTTTTTGGAACAGAAACAACTATTGGAGACAAAGCCACACAAGACGATATGTTTATAAGATTCTCGAATCAAGAGGATATAAATACTTATACACCAACAGCAACTAATAGTGCCGGTACGCAAAGACTAGCCGACGGATCACAAATCAGAGGAGCCATTAGAGGTAGAGATGCTCTTTATGTTTGGACAGATACTGCATTATTTACTCAAAGATTTGTTGGAGCTCCGTTTACGTTTGCGTTTGCACAAGCAGGTACTAACTGTGGACTCGTTGGACAAAACGCATGTGTTGAGGTTGATGGTGCTGCATATTGGATGTCAGAGAATGGTTTCTTTAGATATGCAGGTAAGTTAGAATCACTACCTTGTTTAGTAGAAGACCATGTATATGATAATATTAATTTAGCTTCAGGTAATCAAATGGTTTCAGCAGGTTTAAATAATTTGTTTGGAGAAGTTATTTGGTTCTATCCGTCAGAAACATCTAATGTTATTGATAAACAAGTTACATATAATTTTTTTGATTCATCACCACAAAGACCTGTGTGGACAGTGGGGACATTAGCAAGAACTATGTGGAGAGATTCTGCAGTATTTGGTAAACCACACGCTTTAGAATACGATGCAGGAACTGACACATCTTTTGATGTTATAGGAAATACAGAGGGCAGAACTGCATACTATGAACATGAAACAGGAACAGATCAAAATAAAAACGGTACCATAACAGCTATCACTTCAAACATATTATCAGGAGATTTTGACATATCTCAAAGGGCAGGAGGTGTTGCAGATATTGGAGGAGACGGTGAATTTTTAATGAAAATAAGAAGATTTATACCAGATTTTATATCTCAAACAGGCGACACTCAAATAACTTTAAATCTAAGAAATTTCTCTAACAACGCTGCAGCTAGCTCTACATTAGGCCCCTTTACAGTTACTTCATCTACTAGTAAAGTAGATACACGTGCAAGAGCGAGAGCGATTGCATTAAAGATAGCTAATACATCAACAAGTCAAAGTTGGAAATTAGGCACCTTTAAATTAGATATACAACCAGATGGTAGAAGATAATGGCAATAAATTTTAATAACTTAGATCAAGGTAGAGCAGGCATTATAGGTTTAGATAATGTAGTTACTCAACCATCTAGTGCCCCATTACAAACTGCATTTTTTGGATTTGGAAAAAGTGATGAGGAAAAAGCATTAGAACAAATACAAGAATTAAGAGAAGATCAGAAAACAATTACTGCCCCTGTTCAAGGTGATCTAAACTTATTAAAAGATAATGAATTTCAATATAATAGATATCAAGAAATAGAAAAACAAATAGAAGATTTAAAAAAACAATTTCCTAGCGACACAACTATTCAAGAAGCTTCTTTAACTAATCGATTTGGTTTTCCATTAACAGCTAGTTTAGATACATCTGGAGTTGCGCAAGCTATTGAAAAAGCTAAAGCAAGAGAGGCTTTAGACACACAAAAATTCACGCCAGGATTTATTAGCGAAACCACAACAGACCCTATGGATATTAGAGAACAAAATAGATTAGGCAATTTAGCCATAAATGAATTATTTATGAGTAAACCTGCTGTTACTTTTGATGCTCCTTACATGTCAACAGGTTTAAAAATGGTTCCAAAACCAACTTTTGGACAAAGATTATCGAGTGGTATTAATCAATTGAAAACTAATTTAGGAACTGGGTTTGGTAAAATAAAAAGTGATATAGGTAGTTTTATTGGTTCAGGAGGTCTTACAGGCATGGCGGGTAGAGCCCTTGGGGGTATACTTCAAGCTGTTCTTCCAAAAGAAAGTCCGATAGATAAATATAATAAACAATTTAGTGTTCAAAGTTTAGGAAGAGATCCTTATGGATACTATGATAGTTTAAGGGCAGGTAATTTAACTGGTCAAGATCCTTTTGGAGTTAACACAGTTAGTGGATTTGGTAATTATCAGAAACATTATAGTGATTATTTAAATGCATTTAATAATCAAACTAAATTTAAAGGATTATATACACCTAAGAAAACTAGTAAGTTTGCTCAAGATAAAGCTGACTTTGCTAAAGAAGTTTTAGGATTAAAGAAAACATCGTCAAATATAACCGGTACACCTTTAATAGTTAGTGGGTCTGTTTTTGAATCACAAAGAGGACGTAAAGATGATAGCCCAACAACAGGGACAACTAAACCAGGACAAGATGGAGGATTTGGAGCAGCAGATTTTGGGCCTGGAGATGATGAGTTTGGATCTTTATAATGGCTAAGATAGTACAAGTATTAACAAGACCCTCATCTGAATATGATTTAGGAACAGCAGAGGCACAGGTTAGAGATCTTGATGGAATAGTAGAAAAACTAAACACTACTTTTCAAGAAGAATTAAAACAGGAAGTAGAAGCTCAAAACTTCTTTTTAAATTAATGGCGAATAGTTTTTTAAATAAAAAAGTAGATTTAACCACAACAGATCTTACAACTTTGTATACGGTGCCAGATGCGAATACCGCCATTATAAAATCCATATTAGTATCAAATGATTCAGGATCTAGTTGTAATTTAGATGTTACACTTGTTGATGCATCATCTGCTATATTTAGTGTGTTTAAAACTAAAGCAGTGGATACTAATACAACAGTGGAGTTATTATCTCAACCCTTAGTCATAGAGGAAAAAGAGATATTAAAAGTGCAAGCTAGTGATGCAAATGAATTGCACGTAATAGCATCAATACTACAAATACAGCCAAGAGAGGTAGTCACATAATGAAAGTAATTAAGCCTACAAAAATTATAGAAGAAATATCTAACCTTAAAACAGGAGAAAAGTACAAAAACGATGAGGAGTGGAAGTCTAAAGGCATACCAGAATCTGATATAAGAAGAGATGTTAAAGTGGTGTTGCCCTCTCTTGACTTATTTGGAGAAACCAAATAAAGTGTAATATTTCAGGACATTCGCGCCTGCCACAATCATCAAACTTGACGGAAGTATGGCAATAACAAGAGGACAAATGCAAAGACAATTAAGACAAAGTGGCGGTATCATGAATGCTGCGTCTGAAACTATTGGTGGTGGAGACTACGCAGGTATACCAATGGGTAGTAGAACTGGTTTTGGAATACTTAAAAAAATTAAAAAAAGAGTTAGAAAAATAATACCAAACGAAATAGCAAATGTTGCGGTTAAAGCTGCTCCTTTTGTTGCACCATTTAATCCTATAGTTGCAGGAGCCATGGCAGGTATAGGTAGTTTTGACCAAACAGGTAATGTTGCTGATGCGTTTAAAAGAGGTGCATTAACTTTTGGTGGTGGACAATTAGCAAGATTTATAGGTGGTGCAGGATTTCAAGATCCAAGTTTAAGTGCCTTTACGCCTTCAGGCTTTAGAGCAGGCTTTAGTTCTCCATTAGGAGCAAAAACTGGTCTAGGTAAATTTTTAGATCAAAGAAACCAACAAGCAGCTGCAAAAGCTATTGCTGAACAAGGGCTAGCTATTAAAGATGCAGGCATATCAGAGATTGGTGGTGTGGGTGGAGAACAATTCGTAACAGCAGATGCTGCTACAGATTTTGTAAGTAAAGTTAAAAATCCAGTAAAAGGAGACACTAATTTTATAGGAGAATTATTTGGTAATATTAAAAACAAAGAATATGGAGCTGTTGGTGACCAACTTATTGAGGGAACAAAATCAATTGGTAAAGCAATATTTTTTGATGATGAAGGAAAAGTGGATAAATCAGCAGTTTTAGCAACAATATCTATGGCAACCAGTTATAAAGAAGCGAAAGAAATAGCAGATAGTGCAGGTGTTGATATAACTGAAGAAGAATATGATAATCTTAAAAAAGATGAAAAGAAAGAAGAGTACGCAGGTTATCTACAAAACTTCTTTGGTGGTAAAAAAGATGGTGGAAGAATAGGCTTTGCACGTGGATCAGATGATGAACCTGATGAGATTGAAGAATTTAAAAAATTAGTAAGTGGTGAGATTATTG